AGTTATCTGCGTGCGCTTCCATAGAATCACCTTGTTTCCATATAGTTAATTCAGTATTATCAGGAACGCAAAACTCTAAATATTTTTCACACAAGTTTTTTTGTCCCATGAAACGTGCATAGTTTAATATTCTTTCTACAGTACAAAAAGGAGTCTGCATACTTCTATGCAAACTCTTATACGATAAAGTTCTATCTTTAAAAGCTGGAATAACCTGAGCCGTGTTTTTAAAAGCATCAGGATTATTCTTTATAAAATTAACCAAAAAATCACAACTTTCTGCTGGAAGTAAAGATTCTACAACTAGAATATTATTCTGGAAGTGGGACACCTGGTATCACCTCGTTACTTTCTAAAGCTGCTGCATTTTTCTGATTTAGTCTTTCAACATAACTATGTCTGTCGTCACTAAACTCAAAAATACCTGTTGCAGCAATTTCATATCTTTTTCTATCTTTTGTAATAAAGTATCGAATATCTTTGTCGTCTATATATCCGTCTTCTACTAAATTTTTAATCTTTCTAAAGAATATTTGATTAGATAATTTGTATCTAACACTATAAGAATCCATTTTCCCCTCGTTTCTTATGTTTTAATAATAAATTGTACTACCTCTCCAGGATGCGTTACTGTAAGTGCAGGTACGGAGAGACCTGGGATAGAAAGTCCTGGAATAGTTAGAGCTGGCACGTTGTGAGTGTGTCCGTTTACTGTTAACGATGGAATCGTTAACGCAGGAATAGATAACCCTGGAACAGTTAGTGCAGGGATAGATAGTCCTGGTATAGTTAATGCAGGTACGTTATGGGTGTGCCCGTTAACTGTTAAAGAAGGAATAGTCAGAGCAGGTATAGAAAGTCCTGGAACTGTTACGTTCATAGCAGGAATTGATAGAGCTGGCACCGATAATCCTGGAACTGATAGACCTGGAACTGACAGACCTGGAATAGAGTGAGTGTGAGCAGCGTGATCTGCTATTGCTCTAACTAGAGCATTTGTTGCTTGGTCTTTAACAAGAACAGGTTGCTGGTAAGCAACAGTTGTTAGTGAGTGAACGTCTAAACCTCCAGAACCAGTAGTTCCAGTTCCTGTAGTGCCTGTTCCTGTGGTTGAACCACCAGTAGTTCCAGTGCCTGTGCTGTAAGTTAGAGCAGGTATTATTCCTGTACCGCCCGCAGTTGTACCAGTACTTGTAGAGGACGCTACAGTAGTTGAAGTATTAGATGTAGTAGCTGTTATAGCTGTAGAACTTGTTCCTGTAGTTCCAGTACCTGTTGTACTAGTTCCTGTAGTGCCTGTTCCTGTTGAAGAGGCTACTGTAGTTGATGTATTAGATGTGGTAGCTGTTATAGCAGTCGTACTTGTTCCTGTAGTACCTGTACCAGTTGTTCCAGTTCCTGTACTATTTTGGAAGCTGGTGTTAATCTTACCTGCGGAATTAGCACCTATAGTTAAACTCTGAGAAGCATCAACACCATAAGGAGAGCGACCTCTAAAATCAGGTAGATTGAATGTTGTAGAGTTATCTCCTACACCGAAGTTTGTAGAGATTGCAGAATATAATCCTGAATAAGTAGTACGAGAAACTGCAGTTCCATCACATACAAGCCATCCAGAAGGTGCAGTATTTGCACCAAACATGATTATAGATCCAGCTGGTAGAGTGGTTCCACCTGCAGAAGATAATAAATTTGATCCAACACTAGCACTTGTAGCAGTTAGATCTATATAAGCTCCGCGGAGTGTTCCACCATTTTCAAAGAATCTTATTCTATTTTCATAAACATCAATAGTTACGCCAGCAGCAAGAGAAGTACCTGATGCTGGTCTATTTAAAAATATCTCTCCGCCTTCAAGACCGCTTTGAAAAGTAGACTCTAGATTACCGTTTACCCTGATACTGACGCCATCATATGTTAAACCTGAACTACCTGTCAGAACGTTGGAAGAGTTTCTATAAAGAAGCTGATTTGCTGCACCTACGTCATTAGCTTTTGTAGCTATAGTAGTATTAGCTCCAGCTAACCCAGTTTGTAAATTAGTAATATTAGTATTAGCACCGTTTAATCCAGTAGTCTGGTTAGCATTTGTAGTATTGGCAGCGTCTATACCACCTTTAGCCATTAAATAAGTAGCATAGTCATTTGCACGAAGTTCTACAGCACCTGAAAATACAGATGTACCTAGTATAGCATTTGCTGCTGTGACGTTTAAGGAAGCGTTAGCTGTTCTAACTCTTACATTAGCTAAGGAAAAAGTAGAGTTAGATATATCTATAGTAGAAGTAGGCTCATTAAAAGCATAAGTAGCAAAGAACATCCAGTCTTGAGAAGCTACCGATCTAAAAACACCTGTATGGTTATTAGAGAAACCACCTCCAGAATAATGTCCGTATAAACCAATATCTAAAATATCAGAAGTGCTATTAGAAGCTAGAGATAGTAGGGAATCTCCGAAAGAAACTGTGTTAGCAGCTACTATTGTAGTATTACCTGCTAGAACTAAGTTACCAAGAATAGTTACGTTTGATTGAAAAGTTACAGGGCTATTTGTAATAGCAGTAATGTTAGTATTGGCTCCAGTAAGCCCAGTCTGCAAATTAGTAATATTAGTATTAGCGCCAGCTAAACCGCCTTGTAAAGCAATAACGTTAGATTCCGCACCACTAATACGGGTATTAGATCCTGTTAGACCAGAAGTTAAATTAGTAATATTAGTATTCGAACCCGTTAATCCAGATTGTAGGTTAGTAATATTAGTATTAGCGCCTGTTAATCCTGTGGTTTGGTTAGTATTAATAGTATTAGCTCCCGCTAACCCACCTTGTAATGCAATAACATTAGCCTCAGCACCAGATAAACGAGTATTAGAGCCTGTTAAACCAGTTTGAAGATTGACAATAGCTGTATTGGCACCAGTTATACCACCTAAAGCTATTAAATAAGTTGAATAATCGTTTGAACGAGCGGATAGTAGAGTAGCATGGTCGTTAGCACGTAATTCTACCCCATTGGAATAGACAGTACCAGAGTATACGTTACCTGTAGTTGTACCGTTACCAACAACTGCTGTAGCATTGGCAGTAACTTCAAATTTACCTGTGGCATCTATACCTAGGCCTCCAAGGTATTTATCTACACGAGTTACCATTACTTTCTAACCTTCCTTCTAGGAGATGCTCCTGTAGCTACAAAAACAGGAGAACCTGTCCCCTCTCCTTTTTTACCAGCGCCTGCTTCAGACTGAGCAGATCTTTTACGACGTACAAAAGAAGCAATTCCTTCTTTTCCTAGTTTACGTGCTTTTTCTCTTGATAAGCAAGCAGCGTATGGGTCTCCAGGCTTACCTTCTCCACATTTTCCAATACGGTTACCTGATGCGTCGTAGCGATCCCATCCACCACCACCAACTCCACCAGTCTTGCCAGTCCCGAACCAAGCTTTTAATCCGCTACGAGGTTTCTTAGCCATTAGTATTTTCTCTTTGGATTTGGAATAACCATATTTTTAAAAGGTGTTTTGGCGGATGCCCATTGATCATAGGTCATCCACCCTTTCATCTCATCACTAGGACGAGTTACCATTCTTCCTAATGGTGTGTAAAATTCAGCAAGAGGCTGCTTCTGACGTGTAGAAACGTCAGAAGACATTGTCTCCCATAAAGAATCATCAGTAGATTTCTTCTTTCTGAATCTTATTCTAGCCATTACTTTCCTTTTTTAGCCATAATAGCTTTCTGTAAAGCGGGAGGAAGCTTCTTTTGAGCAGCTGTTAGACCAGATGCTTCTTTCTTCATTTCAGGAGATTTCATTTCCTTCTTCATTTTTGGTTCTTTTTTAGCCTTACTTTTCATTTTAGCCATGTTACTTCTTTCCTTTTTTTGAGGAAGTTGTTCTATAAGAACCTCCTCTGCGTTTATACTCTTGAACCAGCCAACCATTAGCGTAAGCAGATGGATAAACATCGAACTTAGCTTTTGCTTCAGCTTTTACTCTTGCATATAATGCTTTGTCTGTAGGAGTTGCTTTTTGTGCCATAATATTATTACTGTACCTTATATTTTTATAGCAGTCAAACCAAAATTTGTAAAATTATCTTATAGTTACAATTTCTAAACTCAGAGAAGAAGCTAAAGAAACATCGGTAAATTGAATGTTTGAAGACGAATTAGCTAGAATATATTGATCTTTATTTTGATAAACTCCGTTTAGATATACAGAAACATTATTAACACTAGACACAATTGTTCCTATGTAATAGGAATTAGAAGTTGTAGTGTTATAAGTACTAGTAGTATAAGAAACTTTATTAGAGATAGCTGTATTAGCATAGGTAGCATAAGAAGATAGGTTAGATTGTACGGAGTTTACGTTAGCGTATAATCTAGTATATGTTACAAAATCATTTGAGGTAGCAGCTAAATAAGTAGCATATACGTTAGCTACAGAATCTTTAGTAGCGATATTAGTATTAGCGCCAGATAACCCAGTTTGTAAATTAGTAATGTTGGTATTAGCACCATTTAACCCAGTAGTCTGATTAGTATTAATAGTGTTAGAACCAGTTAAACCAGTTTGTAGATTAATAATAGAAGTGTTAGCACTATCAATACCACCCTTAGCTATTAAATAAGTAGCATAAACGTTAGCAACTGAGTCCTTAGTTGCAATGTTAGTATTAGCTCCAGCTAGTCCACCTTGTAAATTTAAAATAGAGGTATTAGAACCAGACAAACCACTCTGTAAATTAATAATAGAAGTATTAGCGCTATCAATACCCCCTTTAGCTATTAGATATGTAGAATAATCATTAGAACGAGCGCTAAGTAGCGTTGCTCCGTCGTTACTCATAGCAGTTAGGTAAGTTGAAAAAACGTTTGCTACGGAATCTTTAGTAGCTACAGTGGTATTAGTACCGCTAAGACCTGTCTGCAAATTAAGTATAGCTGTGTTAGAGCCACTTAAACCAGATTGAAGATTTAGTATAGCTGTATTAGAACCAGAGATTCCACCTTGTAGATTAACAATAGCTGTATTAGCTGCGTCAATTCCACCTTTAGCAGTTAAAAATGTAGAATAATCATTAGAACGTGCTGTTAATAGCGTAGAACCATCATTAGAATAAGCAAATCCAAGAGTTATACCATCGTTTGAATATGCTGCAAGTAATGTTGAGTAGTCATTAGAACGAGCACTAAGAAGAGTAGCTCCGTCGTTACTCATAGCACTTAAATAAGTAGCATAGACGTTTGCTATAGAGTCTTTAGTTGCGACTGTTGTATTAGTTCCTGTTAATCCTGTTTGTAAATTAACAATAGAAGTGTTAGCACCTGCTGCTCCCCCAAAAAGACTTAAAATAGAAGAGTTAGAGTAAGTAACAGAACCTAATAAAGTAAGATAAGTGCTATAATCATTTGAACGAGCTGTTAGTAAAGTAGAACCATCATTGCTAAGAGCAGATAGGTAAGTCGCATAATCATTAGCGCGAAGTTCAATACCACTTGAAAATACACGAGTTGATATAATAGCATTACCAGATACAACATCTAAACTAGCGTTAGATGTTTTGACTCTAAGATTTCCAAGATCAAAAGTAGAATTAGAAATGTCAATTGTAAGAGAAGGCTCTTCTTTTGCATACGCGCCAAATATAAACCAATCTTTTGATGTGGAAGATCTAAAAATACCAGAATGATTGTTTGAATAACCACCCCCACTATAATGACCATATAAACCGATATCTACAACATCAGAAGTACTATTTGACGCAAGAGATAGCAGAGAGTCCCCGAAAGAAATAGTATTAGCACTAACAATTGTAGTATTACCGGCCAGAGTAAGATTACCAAGAATAGTTACGTTTGATTGAAATGTTACTGGAGAATTTGTTATCGCTGTGATATTAGTGTTAGCGCCTGTAAGCCCTGTTTGTAAATTAGTGATAGAAGTGTTAGAACCAGTAATTCCTGATTGTAAATTAGTGATGTCTGTATTAGAACCAAGTAGACCTACTATAAGATTAAGAATATTTGTATTAGACCCTGCTATACCTCCTTGAAGAGATGTTACGTTAGCTTCTGTACCAGATAAACGAGCATTAGATCCGACAAAGGCTCCTGAGAATATAGCTACATTCCCAGAAAGATTAGTATTAGTACCTGAGATACCAGTTTGTAAATTAACGATAGAAGTATTAGAAGCTGAAACAGCTCCTAAAAGAGTTAAGTATGTGCTATAGTCATTTGAACGCGCACTAAGAAGAGTTGCACCATCATTACTCATAGCAGATAGATATGTAGCATATACGTTAGCTACTGAATCTTTTGTAGATAGAGTTGCGTTAGTACCGCTAAGACCAGTTTGAAGATTAAGTATAGAAGTATTAGAGCCAGTAATTCCAGCCTGTAAATTAATAATAGAAGTATTGGCAGCGTCTATCCCGCCTTTGGCAGTTAGATAAGTGGTATAAACATTTGAGATAGAATCTTTTGTGGCGACTATTGTATTAGTACCAGAAATGCCAGCGATAAGATTATCTATAGTAGCACGTTGAGCATCGTTTACAGTATTAGCTCCTACTAGACCAGAACGTAAATTTACGATATCTGTATTAGATCCTGATAGTCCACTCTGTAAATTAACAATCGCAGTATTAGCTCCGTCTATTCCTCCGCGAGAAACTAGATATGTAGCATACACATTTGCGATAGAGTCTTTTGTAGCAACTGTAGCATTTGTACCACTTAGTCCACTAGATAGTGTAATATAGCTACTATAGTCATTTGCTAGAGCTGAGTTAAGAGTTACTGCATCATTGGAGTAAGCAATGCCAAGAGTAGTTCCATCATTGGCATATGCTATAAGATATGTGTTATAAATATTTGCGTTAGCAGCAGCAAGACCGTTCTGAAGATCGGCAATTGAAACGTTAGAGCCTACCAACCCAGTTTGTAGATTGACAATTGCAGTATTGGATCCAGAGAGACCACTCTGTAAATTAATGATTGAGGTATTAGCGCTAGCGATACCTCCTTGAAGCGAAATAGTATTAGAAGCAACATTAGCAATCTGATTAAAAACTGTAGTAGAGAAACTGCCGTCATTCGCAATAGCGTTAGCAATCTCACGTAGAGTATCTAAAAATTCTGGAGAGCTGTCAACAATCTCTGAAATCTTAGCATCTATAGCTGCATTAGTAGTAAAAGTTGTATTAGCATAACTAGCATAGGCATTTAAATTTGAACTAAGAATGTTATAAGTAATATAATCATTTGAATCGGAAATAGCAATACGAGCGTTCGATACAGAAAGCGAACGAGAAGCTGCATTGGCAGTTTGGGTAATTAAAAACAAATCATTTCCAGCAACTGCGTTACCAGAAAGAGTTGAAAGAGCGGAAATCTTTACGTTTGCCATTTATTCCTTATAGAACTGTGTTATCTTCAACTTGCAAGTATAAAGACTCTTCAGTAATGATATTTATACCAGATTCTGTAGTTATAGAATTACCAGGCTCAAAGAAGTCTGAAATAACAACTCTTAGAGCGGCAGTAAAATTCAAAAAGAGTGAAGTGATTCTTAGCATTTACTCTCTCTCAGAGATATAAGCTACTCCAGCGCTGGAGTCTGATATTATAGAAATGGTATTATGATAGCCATCTGTATCAGAAAGATCAGATCCTAGAGCCATATCAAAAGGAAGACCAGCTGGAATAAAGTGTGAGTTAGTTGTAGCCTCAACTCCAGCATTCCCAGTTTCAAAATAGGAAGATACAGAACAGATTAGTGTGATAACACGAGTTCCACCAGGGATCGTAATGCTCGAAGCGCTAGAAGAGTTTATCGATACCTTCTGCGCACCTCCGGTGCGAAAACGTAGTACTGGGATGCTCTGAGAGTTGTCGTCGCGAGGCATACGAGTTTTAGCCATTAACTAAATCCTTCATGAGCTTCTCATAATTATTTACTTGAATTGCAACAGCAGGACCAGTTTGTTTAGGCTTTGCTGTTGATTCCATGTCATTGAGTAGCTTCAACCAATCTAATAGATCTTTCTTAGATAGCACGCCAGTTTCAAGAGCATCTTGCATCTTTTGCTCGATTACACGGTTGATTAGGTCTATGCGCTTCACACGGTTTAAATAACCTTGTGTGGCATACACAGTATCAACATATGACTTCACCTCTTTCTTCTCAAGCACTGATGTAATACGGTCTGCTGGCAAACCATATTCATCGCTCATCTCTGAAACTGACTTTCCTGCTAAATAGTCGTTAGCGATACTCAAAAACACTGGGTCAAGTGCGGGAGTATCTAGAGAACGATTTATTGCGTCAACTGTTGTAACAATAATCTCTTTTGTCATTATTATACTATACCTCTAATTTATTTTAATGTCCAATGCTAAACGCTCGAACTCTGTCGATAGGAGATCGTTAACCTCATATCGGTCACCCCATAAGGAGTCATCAGTCCTTCGTCTGAATTTATACTATCTATACGAGCGTCTACAACTTCTAGAGATGGTGTAGAACTTTTTCCAAAGCTTATCACAATCTGTTCAATATCTAACATAAGCTGATCAAGATCTCCTTGAGGATCTTCGCTACGCACATATGCACGAAGTGCAATCTCCATGGCATAATAACGATTATTATCACCTATATGAGTTAATGTTGATTCTTGAACATTGTATGTGATATATGGAAAATCGTTTATTGTATCTATCCACTTAAAACCTCGCGCTACTCCGCGTGGCGGCAGCGTTTTATAGTAGGCTCCATTTTGTAGCGCGGCGGTAAATTCATTTAACACATCAACACGTCTACCCATTACAACCTCCAACAGATACTGAACGTCCACAACCACAGCTACCGTTGGCGGAGGCGGAGTTTATCTCCCACGAGCTTCCAAAAATATCCTCTATAAAATTTAGAGAAACTTCACCAAGCAGCATCTCAGATTGCGAGTCTATAATCAACCCATAGTCACCTACTTTGACGACGGAGTCGTCAGGTGTTGGCGTATCATAGCTCCAATCATAGGAATAGCCTGCACAACCTCCAGCACGTAGGGCGAGACGTATGTAACTTTTATTTAATGCACATGAAATGTGCAACTTTTTTGTAGCGCTTTCAGTAAGAGTAATCATAACTTTTATAAGTTTAACTCTTATTTAGTAGTAAGTCAAATTGAAATTATTTCAAGGCTAGTTGCCCCCTGGACTTTTCGACTTTTTATAATCGAGGCCGTGAAAGGGTCCGCCCTAGGTAGGGCGGGGTGTCAAGTCCTCGAAACCGCCCTACTTATTAAAAATATTTATATTTCGAAATAAAAAAATATTTTTTTATTTTATTTTTCGACTTAATATCGAAGGCATAGGGTAGGGGAGGGGGGAGGGGGGTACCCCCTACCTAATGGCATACCCCCGCCCCCTACCCCTCCGGGGGACTTATGCACAGGGAAAAAATAATTCAATTATTTTTATTTTTTTTTCTTGAGGCGCTTGACAAAACGGGCAAACACGCATATATTTAATTCATAGAGACGGAGATAGAGACATGACGAAGCGCAACGAATTCACCAACGCCACGAAGCAAGCGATCCGCGCTAAGGGCGATTGCTGCTGGGCCTGCGGTCTGCCGGGCTGGGCGGGCATTGAGGTTGACCACATCATCCCCCGCAATCACAACGATTCCCACAACGGCGAAACCAACGGGCAGATGCTTTGCTCGCCTTGCAACAATGTTAAGGCGGAAGTTACCTTCGCCGTTGCCCCTCGCAAGCCGCTCTGGATTGCAGATCAAGAGAAGATGATGAAACAGATCTGCGCTAATCGCCGCAAGTTTGCGGTGCTGATCCGCAGAGCAAGAGAAAGACAACGCTAACAGGAAAGGTTACTAACATGTCAAGCTATGATACACTTATCGTTCTCGGCCCCTTCCTTGCTCTCGTTTTTGTGATGATGATTGGGTTCGGAATAACGCACTATCTGGACAATCGCTCTTGACACGCTAGGCGGAGACGCATATAACTAGGGCATAACTAATGGGCTAAGACATGACACGCAAGCGCATCGAACTAATCGGACAAGTTAACAAGATTCGCGCTTTCGAGAATCGCCCTAGCAAAACTCGCATTGCAGCGCAAACCCTTTCCCGCGCTGTTATCAAAGCATGGCTAGCGTGCAATGCTGGCAAACTAATCTAAGGGGATTACAATGGGTACTCTGATCTGCATTATTGCTGGCGTTTACTTTGTCGCTCTTACGTTCGCGAAAGGCTAATAAAAACAACGCCTTAGGGCGGGGCTGCGGCCCCACTAACCTATTGATATTAAACAGCTTTCTGGTTCATGGCGCCGCGCGGAACAAAACGTGAACTAGCAAAAAGCGTGCCAATAGTTATCCACAGGCAAAAATTTATTTTAGTCTGGACGCAATTTTTTTCTTGCAATCCGGTTGGCGATATGCGATAAATAAGCATGGTTAGAACAGAGAAAGGAAAGCAAATGGAAAAGGTTCTTAGCAAGGTTATCGTAGGTTCCAAAAAATATGCAGAAAAAGAGATTGCATATTATGTTAAGAATGGTTGGAAGATTGTTAACAAGTCAGAATGGTTTGGTGGCAAGGTTTCCTGCAAATTGGAATATGTGAGGGTTTACTAATGAGCAACGCAAAAAAAGCTTTCCAAGCTTATCTGGACAAAGAAGCGAAAGCGGTTGAAGCTTTCAAAGAAGAGATGAAAAAACTAGAAGAGCAATATAAGGCGATTCTAGAAAAAGAAAAGAAGGTGTGACATTTATGTCACACCTGGCGCCGCTGAGAACAAAACGTGAACTAGCAAAACGTGTGCCAGTTTTTTGGAACGGCGAAAATAAAAATTAGGTGTGGCATTATAGCCACACCTGGCGCCGGCTCGGCACGGATTCCCACACTAGCAGAATAAGCGGGTTTTGATTCGTGGTCAATAGGAAAAATGAGTCTTATCCACAAAAAAGTTATCCACAGAAAAAAAATTTTTTTTCTTTTTTGCGTTTTTTCGCTTGCATTATTTTTGCAGCCATGCGATAAAGGGACATCAACAAATGAGGTTCACATGACTAAGCGCCTTGAGTTTACCCCCTCCACCAAAGCCGCCATTCGCGCCAAAGGCGATTGCTGCTGGGCGTGCGGCGTCCCCGGTTGGTTCGGAATCGAAGTCGACCACATTGTGCCGCGCTGCGATCCCGCATCGCACAATGGCGAGAGCAATGGTCAGATGCTTTGCAGCACATGCAACAATGTAAAGGGTGAAGTTACATTCGCGGTGAAGCCGCGCAAGCCCTACTGGAACCCCGATCAAGTTGCAATGATGCAACAGGTGACGGCAAACCGTCGCAAATTTGCAACACTGATCCAGAGGGCGAGGGCAAGGGGCTAAGGCCCCTTGACTAACTAGTTAGAAACCGATACAAGTTATAAATCGAAAGGAAAACAAAATGTTTGCTTTTGCTCTTATCGGTGCTTCCATGAAAGAAGGCGAAACTCTTCTTGGTATTTATTCTAGCTGCGAACAAGCGTTCAAGGCTAGAATGGAATTCCAAACAAAAATGGGAGACGGTTACTTTGATGAATATCAAATAATGAAGTATACCTTGGACGCAGCAGCATTTGAGATTAAGGAGTGACAAAATGAAAAATGCAACAGTTCTAGCCCGTGCCGCCTTGCGCTTGTATAAAAGCGAAGGCGGTACTATTTTTGAAATCGACGAAGCGCTCGATTTTATGGAAGAAGAAATCGAAGCTTGCGAAGATGAAGACGTGAGCGACGAAGATCTAATCCGATCAGTTGCTAGTTATATGTTGGAGATGGAATAATCCAACATAATCAACTAGTTAGGCCAGGGGCGGCCCGCAAATTTATTGTGCAATTTCAATGGGTTAGCAAGTGAAAAAAGTTATCCACAGGCTCACTTTTTTTCTTTAGTGCGCTTGACAAGGCGGCCCGCATAGGCTATATTCTTATTATAGACAAACGAAAGGAAAACGACCATGAACGCCAAGCAAGCTTTCAAAATGACTATCCAGCAGATTGTAGACTTCGCGTCTTCAACGGCGGTGACTGCTGAGGATGCGCGTATTCTCGCGGCTGAGGTTGAACGTCGAATTGGGAAGCGTCAGATAAGCGGTAAGGCTATCTCGCGTAAGTATCACAACGCTCTTTCAATGGTTAAGGGGGTCATGCAATGAGAAAAATTTTAGCAACTCTTTTAGTTTTTGCGAGCGCTCCAGCCCTTGCAAATAACTATGTAGGGGTTTGGGCTAAGTCTGAACAACAATGCAAGAAAGAATGGTTTCGCGTAGTAAATCAATCTTTAATTACTGGACCTGATTGGAAATGCACAATAGTTCTCACAAGCGAAAGCAAGACTGAAAAAGTTGTTGCTGCGTTTTGTGGGTATGACAGAACAGATGTAGTATTCCAAGATGTATTCAAAATGAGCGTAGTTAACAATAAGTTAGAGGTAGCTTTTGAAGACGCAAAAATAAGCTTCGTAAAGTGCAAACAAAATCAATAACTTAGGGGCGGGCGAGCCCCCTACTAACTTACTGATTTTACTTGGTTTTTTGGTGAAGAAAGTTATTGACATTAGGCGGAACGTATGAGATACTACATCATCAACTGGAGGAAAGACTATGACATATGAGCGTGATGCGGTAGATGCGTTTCTTATTCGTAGAGAAAAGTATCTGCGTTGGGAAAGGCGCAATCGTCACATTAAGATTATGGCTAACATCGGAATGATTTATTTCGGTGCAATTATGGCGCTAATCATTGTTGACTTTTTATATAAAGTGAACTAAAATGAAATTCTGGAACATATTCAAAAACAACTTTTACTCGGGAGATCGTGAGATGGCTTATGATGAAATTCGTGAGACTTTGTATGCTAGGCTTAAAGATGTTCGTGATCGTATTAACGAACCTAAGCCTGACTGGCTTAACCCTCACGATTACGGTTCTGGTTTTCTTATTGGTAGGCTGAAGGCAACAAAAGAAGAAGAAAAATTTATTCTTGAGTTGCTCGATAAAATGGAGCGTTCATAATGATTGGAATGATTTGGGCTAGAGCTGTGGATTATGAAATCGGCAAGACCGATAAAGATATTCCACAGCTTCCCGTTCTTTCTCTAAAGCAAGCAAAGGTTGCTTTAGGTATACGAACTTTTCTAGTTGTGCTAGAGGTTGCAACTTGTGTTGCTGTAATCTCGGGAGTGTTTAGACACTGGTAAAAAGCCAGTGTCTTCAATGGGTTAGGCGGGGGCCGGCCCGGAGGTAAGTTACTGATAATACTAGGATTTTAACTACAGATTGTTGTAGACATATGCTAAAAAGCGTGCTATTCTGTATAAGTAAACAGTGAGGAGATAGTTATGGACTACGAAGCTCTTGATGGTGCCCTTATGGTTCTCGTTGGTGAAGATGATTACGGTGAGACTATCATCATCACTTGGCATGGTATGAACCAGCTTAATGTTCACGATGATACCTTGCAAATGTATGAGACTAAGGCTTACCTGTCTATTCGTGACGCAAAGCACGCACGACAGCTTGCCCGTGACTGGCTGGCAGATATCGTGACTGCTAACGAACTTGTATACGACGAGGCTTGACAAAGTCGAGGGGAGATGATATTCTCCCCTCATAACTTGATGAAAGGAAACCGAAATGAACAAGCTTGCAACTGCTATAGTAATCGGTATTACAGGAATAGGACTTGCGGGATGTTCTAACGATGCGCAGGTTGCATCACGTAACCTTTCGCAAGCTGCTGATAATTTCGAGATCATGCGTCGCATTGTGTTCTATAATGGTATCACAAACGACTACATTCTCAAAATTGAAGGACTTTGCTCACAAGAGCAGACTGACAAGAAGTTAGCTGTAACGTGTAAGACAGGGCCAGCTCAGTTTAAGAAACATTTCCTTGGACTTAGCGACAATGTCACGTATTTCTCAGAGCAGATGGATGCAGCTCCTGTAAACGTCTATCACTATCGTGTGACGTTCAAGCCTGCTGCTATCATCCCCAATATCGACTTTAGAAACTAACAACAGGAGACTAAAATGAAGCTGCATACTTTTGTTTTCGACGATAACTCTCGCATTGATATTTATGCGGAGGATTTTCGTTCAGCTTGCCTCAAGATGGACTTATACTTGAGCGTTCTTGGTAAGACGGTTCAAGACATTGAGGCTATCGAATGTTGGGAGGAAGAGGTATGATACCTACCGACAAACAAATCTCAGAAGCTTGGGCTGTTCTTGAACGCGCAGGGATCTTTCCGATCATGTCTATCTGTGTGGCTGACATCTTAGAACAGCACCCAGATCTGAGTGATGCTGATGCTCTCAAAATTGCCGAAAAAGTATCGCGTGATTGGGAGATTGGTAATGAGTGGCAGTCTATGATGGGCTATGTCCACGAGTTAGTTGAGGAAAACCTTTAAAATCAGGCACTTAGGTGCCGCCACCCCCGGCGGCAAGCCGTTGATTTCATTAGCTTTTCCCCTGCATAAACTTTTAAAAAGAGTTTGACTTTTTCTTAGGTCTGTGAGATATTACATCATCGAAATATGGAGAACACAGATGATCGCTCGCGAAGAACTTATTGCCCTTGTCGCCCAGTACGAGCTCCTCCTCGATGCCGTCGAGAATGCTGATCTGGCTCAGGCTGAGATAGCCGAGGGCGAGCTGGACAACTTTCTCTCGCGTTTCCCAAATATCTCGAACTATGATTCGCGCGGCAATTTCATCGGGGCTATGCGTAACGAAAATGGGTGGACGCCTTAGCAGAAAAGCGCAGATTAATCTGCGCTTTTTTGCGCCGGTACGCAGTCGATAATCAATGTGGAAAATCAAGCAGTTATAGCCGCACTTTGTGCGCCGGTACGTAGTCTATAATCAATGTGGAAAATCAATACGTTAGCAGGCACGGGCTGGCCCGCAAGTAAGTCATTGATAATACGTGGTTTTTAGGTGCACAAAGTTTGAAAAAGCGTTTGACTTTAGCTGAGACTTCGACTATATTAAGAACATGAAGAACGAACGACACTCACGGACATATAAAGATGAGCGCAAAACGCGCAACCCGTTCGCGAGGGCCGTTCGCGAAAATAAGCTCTTTACAGAACGCGTGGTTTCTGCTAAAGTGCGTTATGTTAGGAAGTCAAAACACAGAAAGGAACTTGACTATGGCTACGAATAAGACTGTGAACTATACCGAAGAACTCACCGCCAAGCTGCATGATCTTTATGCAGAACTCGGCAACGATGGTTTGGATAAGATTGCCGACACTATCGGCAAGCCTGTTCGTTCCGTTCGTGCCAAGCTGGTTCGTGATGGTGTTTATGTTGCATCTGCCAAGTCTGCGGCAGCAAAGAAGGATGGTCCTTCTAAAAAGGAAATCCTTAACGAAATCCAAAAACTCGGTTTCGCTCCCGATGGTCTGGAAGGTGCGACGAAAGAAGCACTCTACCGCATCAAGAATTTGGTTCTCGATGTGAATGGTGTTCGTAACGCGAACTGATACAAATATATGCCTTAGTGTAGTGTAAGCACCTGAGAAATCAGAGGGTTGGATAGAAACCAACAGGCATATGGGTTGGACGCCAGAAATAGTCTCGCGTGGGTCCACGGTTAGCCCACACCTTTTGTTTTCTCCAGACTCTAATCACTTGAGAAATCAAGGGGTTAGGGCGGGGCCTGCCCGCCGTTAAACTATTGATATATCACTCTTTTTCCCTTCATTATCTTATTGACTCTCCGCCTAAAATGGGTTATTATCTTTATATCAACTGAGGAGAAAACAGCATGAAGCGTATCTCAATTTTTGAAAATCACCCCGAGTGTTCTGAGGATTGCGTTAACGGAATGACTGAAGCTTTGCAAAGCGGATATGAGGTTGACCGTTTCACTCTTGATGATGATCTTGAAGAAGTTTTGAGCGGAAGTGATATCGTTGCTTTTCCTGGTGGAATTGGCGACTCTGATACTCATTTCGATTTCTTTACTCGACGTGATGGTAATAAGATTGCAGATTTTATTGATGCAGGAGGTAAATACCTAGGTATTTGTATGGGAGCATACTGGGCAGGCTCTCGCTACTTTGATCTACTCGATGATGTAGATGCAACGCAGTATATCAAACGTGAAGGGGCTACAACCCGACGTTCTTATGCTACTACAGAATCAGTTCTCTGGAATAACAAAATTGAAGATATGTTTTTCTATGACGGCTGTTCTTTAGTTGGTGATGAAAGCAAGTTTAAGACTATTGCTCGTTACGTAAATAACGATCCTATGGCAATCATTCAAGGTAATATTGGAATCATAGGTTGTCACCCTGAAAGTTTAGATTACTGGTATGATAAGAAATACCTGCGTAATCGCTGGCATAAAGGTTTACATCACGAACTCTTGCTTGGCTTTGTTGACGAGTTAGCACAATAAGAAAAGTCCCTTAAGTTTCAAAGACTTAAGGGACTCCTTGCCCGCCGCTAACCCACTGATATTACACGTTTTTTAGCTACACAAAGTTATTGACTTTCTCTGAGCCTTGGGCTATATTAAGAACATGAACGACGGAGCTAAACAATGAGTGGCTGGCTTATCCTGATTACAGGTTTAATTTACCTGTATATTGCTTTCGAGATGTTTTTCCTTCGCGGAAACAATCATATCGCAATCGTTTACTTTGGTTATGCTTTCTCTAATGTGGGGTTATACCTTGCAGCAATGAGGTAACTATGAATAAGCACGAAATCATAAAACAGGTTCGCCGTGAGGTTCGGATGGGGCGTGTTTTGTTTCTACTAGCGAAACAAAATTATTCTCCTGAAGTAAAATTAAACCTTGACAAACGCTCCGCCGTCCACTATGTTAGAGCCTATCAGCTCTTGAAAAAGGTAAACAGGTAACATGAAAAAGCAGGTTTTCGTAGTTCTTGACACCGAAACGACTAAGCGCAATGGCATGGTTTTCGATGCGGGTTGGACTACTATTGACCGTTCGGGCAAGCTCTATGGCAAGGGCTCTTTTCTGTTCAAGGATATTCTGGAGCAGGATAACCCTTTCTATCGTCACAAGATTGCAAGCTATTGGCAAATGGCTTGGAACCGTGATATTCGTCCCGTAAAGTTTAAGGTTTTCCGCAAGCTGTTTAATCTGCATCTTGCTTATCTGCGAGCGCAAGGCTTGCAGCCTATTGTCTGCGCTTACAATGCGGCGTTCGACACTCGCGTTTTGTCTCTCACAAGCAAAACGATGACTGGAAAGTCTTTTCTTAACGCCCCTGTTTTGATGCTGGACATTTGGGATGCGTGGGCCAAGACTTGCCCGAAGCGTTATGTTGCGGAAGTTTCGCCGTCTGGCAACATTCGCACTCGTGCGGAAGATGTTTTCAAGTTTGAAAGCAATCAACCTGACTTTGTGGAGGCTCACACTGGTTATGAGGACACTAAAATTGAGGCGCAAATCTTGCTCAAGGTTTTGTCTCGCAAGCGCGGCAAGTTGCCTATCGTAACTCATCCTAAGCAATTCAACGCACAGCCTTGGCGAACTGTTCAGCAGCGGTTGGCTGGTCGCGTGGAAGCTATCAAGGCCGCTCAAATGGTCGCTGCTTAATTGCAGCGACTATTTTTTAAAATAGGAATATAAACCGGGCGGAAAAAACTGAATAATATCAAGCACTTGGGGGCGGGCCTGCCCGCCGCTAACCTATTGATTTCATTGGCTTTTTGGTTGCAGAAACCTATTGACTTCTCGGTGCGGTTGGGCTATATTGTGACCATGAAAACAGAAGGAAAACAGACCATGAAGAACATCATCATTTTTGATCTGGACATGACGGTTGTGGACAGTCGCCACAGAACGCCTAACAAGCCTGATGGCACTCTTGATCTGCAAGGTTATTTTAACCTTCGCAATCGTGATAGCATTATGCGTGATACCTTGCTTCCTCTTGCAAAGGCCATGCGTTCTTTGTTTGAAAATAACTATATCATCATTGCGACTGCGCGAAGCGTAGATGCAGCAGATTATGAGTTTTTGGAAAAGAACAATTTGCCCTATCACAAGTTTTTCTCTAGGGAATGGGGTTCGATGGAAAAAGATGCGAGTTTGAAGCTGCGTCAGATCAAAAAGCTCTTGAACCTAAAGCAATTCCGTGGTAAACCTTGTTTCATGTTTGACGACGCGTCTCCAGTTATTCGTGAAATGCGAAAGGCTGGTATTCGTTGCATGAACTCTCACAAGGTAAACAGGAAGATTGCAAATGCGGCTTAATCCAGAAATGCAAGGGACTCTCGATTCCCTCTGCGGTCTGTATGCTATAACGAACGCTTTTAGACTTGCTCTAAAAGATAAAGAAGAAAACGGCGAAAAGATATTCCACACAATTCTAGATTGTATCCCGAATAATCAGCTCGCACGTTTTATCAAACTCGGAATGACTTTGCGGCAGGTTCTTTATGTTTTGCGTAGGTCTGCCCCTAAGTTTGGACTAGCTTTTGAAGTTGTCCCTTGTGCAAGAAAAGGCAGGTTCCAGAAACTAGCTAAACAACAATATCCCTTGATTATAGGCGTCGAGGATAATAACAAGATTTGGGGTGGCGGTCACTGGACAGTAATTCGCAAGATCACCCCAAAGCATGTTAAGTTGCAAGATAGCTCAGTGTTTGCTCGCCAAGTTTCTAGGCGCAAGTTTCCTGAGTTTGATATGAAAGAGATTATTAGGGTCTACAAACCCTAATAATTTCAACTACTTAGCGCGGGGCGCGCCCGCTCGCAAGTTATTGATATTGTTGGGTTTTTTGCTTCACAAAGTTCTTGCCTTCTGCTCTGAGTTGGGCTATAATCTATTTGTTGAGTCGGAGAAAGGCAGATGGAAGCTAACACGCTAGTTTACTCAAGCTCAGGTAACTTCGCTATTGAGATCAAGCGCGAGGATACAAAATCTGAAACATTCGCAACGGTTACGTTCAAAAAGAAAAAGATCGGATTGCAGCCTATTTCAGCAGAGTTGAGTAACACGAAGGAAAAAATCTTAGATTTTCTCCAAAAAAACTGAAAAAGCGTGTTGACAGGTTCCAGAGTTTCTGCTAATATCTAAAAGTTAAATGAGAAGCCAATAGGAGATGAACATGGCTGAAGCTGCTAAGAAGGTGAACTACACTGACGCTGACATCGCTACGCTGACCAATATGTATGGTGAGCTTGGCAATGATGGGCTTGATCGTATCGCTGAGACTCTCGGCAAGAGCGTTCGTTCGGTTCGAGCGAAGCTCGTTCGTGAAGGCCTGTATGTCACGCCTGTAAAGGGTGCGACTGCTAAGAAGGAAGGTCCGACTAAGAAGGAGCTTCTTAACGATCTGGAAAAGGTCGCGCCTTTTCCGGTTGATGGTCTGGTGGGTGCTACGAAGGAGGCTATCGCTTATTTGATTGCTTACTTCGCCCCTCGCAAGGATGCTTAATCCTTGACAGGTGTAGGCTCATTTGATATAATGAGCCTACACTAAAGAATTGTGAGGACAACATGAAACGCGATTTAGGCGAAGTTACTGGCAAATGCAAAATCTGCGAGATTAACCTTTGGGAAAAAACGGATAACAAGCCTGCAATTCTCCCGTGTGGTGTTGCGGCTTGCCCCTACGAAAAAGGTGGCGCAAAGTTTGAACGCCATGAGTTTTCGCCTATCGGTTCAGGTCTTGCACAGTTAATCGAGTCAAGCGACTAAGCAACAAAGGTAAGTTACCGTTGGAGGGTAACACCGTGGTACGCGAGAGAACTGGTAGGTGGGGCGTACCACAAAACATGTATATTCACAGATGTTGCACGGGGTATCGTTAACAGACGTGTTAACTATGGGTTGACAGGGCTTTCACTCAACCCTAATACAACTCGGGCAAAAGCTGAGAACGGCAGATCACCGACTTCAAAATGTTGCCTTTATGCAACATCTTTGAATATACATTTGGACCCTTAGCTCAATAGGTAGAGCAACGGACTTTTAATCCGCAGGTTGCCGGTTCGAGTCCGGCAGGGTCTACCAAAACACCAACAAAATCAACCACTTACGGCGGGGCGTGCCCGCGACTAACTATCTGATACTACTAGCTTTTTTCCTGCACAAAGTTCTTGACTATTCGGCGGCTTTCCTCTATAGTCTGAGCATGAAAGGAAAACAAATGACAAATTCGAAAAAGGTTGCAGAGGTTGGTGGCTGGTTTGGTATGGTCCTAATTCATGGGGCTACTCTACCTGTCACGCTTGGGGTTATTCTGGGATTGACTACTCACCTACCGCCGCTTAGCATGGTGGCAATGGTGTGGGTTGGGTTGGCTCTTTTCTTCTTCCGTGCTTTGGCTCGGTTTGATTGGCTCTATCTGGTTTCAAACGGTGTTGGCTTTACGTTCCAGAGTGTGCTACTCTATCTTATCTTGAA